TTCCCTGCCGCAGCCATAGCGGCTTGGACAGTTACCCCAGCAGCGACCCTTATGAGGACATCTTCTTTGGCTCGGGCTACACCTTTAGAAGCATGGTGCTCAGCCCCACTCTTAAACCCAGCCATAATTTGTCCCGTCTATTGACACAGTACACCTGCCTATAAAGTACAGTTTGTACAGTAGTCTGTCACAGTATGAGGAAGGCTCTATAAAGACTTCCGAATATATTTTGTTCTCTATATATACTTAATCCGTTCAAACAGGTAAAACGAACATTTCTGATGCAACTGATTATATAAGTCCTGCTCAGATGGGGTAGTCACTATACTGACAGAAGTTTTTAGGTAGAGATACAACAGTATATCAGGCTGAGAATTAAACTATACGGGGTCTAATGGTACTGTTAGAACAGTACGTGGTGCTGTTAGAACTACAGACTGGCTGCTGTATGTAGCGGTACTATCTACCAGCCAGCAGGCTGAGGCACAGTATCTACTGGTTTAAATAGTTATATATGCTGATGCTAATACTTTATTAAGTGCAACTACTAACACAATCTCCCTTCTTATCAAGCCACGATAAAACTGTGGCTTGACAACTCATTCCGATCGTGTTGGTCTGGTCTATGTAATTATAAATTATAATTATATCTTATGTTCTAAGGAGTTGTTATGAGCACAGTTATCAACCAGATCTCTAACCTAGTATGTCAGGTAGAGCGCGGGCTAATCACCCACGAAGAAGCCGACGAACTAATCATCTTCCTACTTCAGGTAAATGCTAACCAACAGGAGGTAAGTCAATGATAGAAGAAACAGTGGGACTCAACATAATGAACACTTGTCACGAATGTATGACGCTAGATGAGACCTGTCCAACCTGCCTTCTAGAGAAGGAAGGTAGAGATGACTTCATAGCGCATCAGATCGTTGATGAGGGCAATCAAATCTACAAGCATCAGTGGACTCGTATAGATGACGCTCCCAGCGCAAGTGACTGGGTAGCGTCAGAGACACTACAAACCCAGAGTATGTACATCATAACTATAGTTGCCAAAAAGATAACTACAGGTACATACATAAACAAACATGGAGAGACTATGCAATGGAATGAAAACTGGTATCACATAGATGAGACAGTTACCAAGACAGTACGAGAAGGTGGCTGGCTAATACGCAGGGAGTTCGCCGTCCCAACAGTCAGCCTTCAAGACGGCGGTGTCCACGAAGAATTGTGGGAACTAGATGACTACGCACAATCCAAGCGTGAGGTGCAGTGCAGATGGTGCAACATACTCACGCCCAAACTATTCAACGACTGTCAATCATGTGACAAGCCGTTGGAAAACAATGTCAGATGACAAAAACACACGCGGTCAATCCCGAAGTGGGACTTAGGGAATGCCTAACATGCAAGAGTTACAGCAGTACAATATGTATGCGCTGTAATCATACGCACTGTGATGAATGTGGAGCAGGTGGATATTGCAACTGCTCCAAGCAAAACAACTTAATATAATCTACCAAGAGGGTTCCCCCTCACTCTGTGAGAGGGATAACCCTCCCAACTAACTACTAAACAAGGAGAAACATGTTACAAAATACACTAACAGTTAGTGGCACAATCAAGGCGTTCACTGACAAATCAATCAAGACCAACGAATACGGCACACAAATCATTGGCTGGTTAAGCCAACGAGATATGCCACGCATGAGTAACGGTGATGCAGCAGGAAATCCACGCTATGTGGTAGGTGTTGGCTTCAAAGCAACAGACCCTGCGGTAATCCAAGAACTCATAGCACTAGATCAAGCCCGACAGGGTACTGCTGAATCAGCAACGGTGACACTAACAGGACGACTCACACAGTGGGTTGCTAAGTCTAAGACTGGCGGGGCAGATGAATTCCGTTACCAGTTAGAAGTTCACGCAATCGAGCGTAACTAATACAGAAGCAGACAGGTGGGGACTTCTCTTCCCACCTGTCTGCTTTTTTAGTACCCAAACCGTAACCTATACGGACAACTGCAAGTCCATTATAATTTTATCTACATAACAAGGAGATGATATGAATCTATCTATGAGTGAGGCAACTGTTATGCTTATCAGTATGGTCATACTACTAGGTATGCTTATACTTTTATTCATTGCCAACTACCAGTTACTAACAGAAAACAGATACCTCAAGCGGAGAATCCGTTCCAAGACTAAGTATTGTGCAGCCCACCACACAGATAAGCCATGGGCATGAACATCTGTCCGTCTTGTCCACCAAATACTAGACGAGAGCAGCCAGATGATGTTTATTTATATTGCGAAGGTCATACTGCAAAAAATGTTTATCCCTATCACTTCCACGCACAAGGAATTATGAGATGCTACCAATGCTCACCAGCAAAGACCGAGGTGGTGACATGCTTAAACCGAGAATTCACATGAGGGGCACATACAAATCCGTGTGTATACACGATTACACGGTAGACCTTGACGGGCAAGTTTCTTGTAGCAAATGCCTAGCAAAGCAAAGCGCAGATGAAACTTCCGATTTTGTGAAAGATAAATGAACAAGGACGCAGAAATGGCTATGTTTGAGCGGCAACTACGCGAACACATCGCCAAAGACATACAAAAACTTTTGGAACATCGAGAGGATTTTTGCGATGCCTATCTATGAGGAGCATAATTCCTGATACAAAATAGGCATAATTCCAGATATAAAAGGAGAAAAAAGATGACCAGTAAACTAGTAAGTGGCAAGCAAGCAGTACATCACCGTAATTACAGACGAGCAAGGGACAAGGCGTTGGTTCGCTATGCACATGATCAGTACAACCCACACATATAATGGAAGTCAATAAGTTAATCAACGAATTGTATGAAGATAACTATTCACACTTTGACTTCATAGAAGACATGAACGGTGGCGACTGCGACTGCAATTTGCACTATGCTATTAACCTGATACACCAATACAACAAGGAGAGTTATGAAAACGTATGACGTTTGTTATGTACTTGACTACTGCATAGTAGTAACAACAGTAGAGATGATAGACAGTGATGACGAAGAAAGAATTAGTAAACTAGCAATCAAAAAGATGACAGATATCTACGGCAAAGAGTTCGGCACTATACTTTCATCAGCGAATCAAACCAACATTGAACTAGCACTAGACGACTACATACCACCAGCAGGTGACGCTACTGATGCAGGTATAGCAGATGAGTGATGATATAGAACCTAAAGATGTAACAATCAAAGGAGTAAGCAGCGAAGAGTCAGATGGATGGACTCGATTCATAAACATCATCCATAAAGATGAAGAGTATGAAGTAGCCCTGAAGTGGGACACATGGGACGGTTATAATTTAGATTTCCGTAAATCTAACAACCTAGCCTATGGTGTCAAACAACCAGACTGGTACAATGAAATAGTAGATGAACACGGCTTCTATTTCTTTGTATCATGGCTTGACAATGAGACAGTAGATTGGAACAGAAAATGACTGAACCAAGACAAGATGATGACATTGCTATAGGAAAAGGAGATACTTGTGATGACTGTAGTAACTTCATACACACATGTGAATGCTGGGAAGATAAGAATGCTGATCGAATGCATGATGAAATGTATGAGGACTAAACATTAATATCAAACGATATCAAGCAACAGTCGTAGCAAGTATGCTTGCATTCGCTAGCATGATAGGCATACCTATCAAAGGCTACGTAAAAAACATACAACAAGATGCAACAACACTGCAAATTGTTTATGTTACTCCTAAGTACTGGACTAAGTACATGTCTAAAGTATATGCACGTGGCTACATGGCTATAGAATATCCACAATGGGGACGAGCAGAGTATAGATCACTGCTTAAACTATGGGGTAAAGAGTCAGCATGGAATCATGAAGCAGACAACCCTGACTCAAGCGCATACGGTGTAGCACAAGTACTGGACACCAAGCACGGGACACCAGCCCCTCTTCAGATTGAGAGGGGGCTGGTGTATATCCAACACAGGTATAGCAAGCCCTCTATCGCATGGTCACACTGGAGAAAGCACGGTTGGTATTGACATGAAATCGTATTACATTATACAATCAGAGATAGAAGTCGAAGCATCAGATGATGATATGGCTTTGGCTTTACTGCAAGATACAATAGGATTCAGCGGATTCAAAATGATTCGCTGGATAGGCACACAACTATCGGAAAGAGAGAGCAATGGAACTAACTGAAGCATACCTAAACGCATCAACAGAACGTGTGCGTAAGGAAGCATGGGTACAGGCAGGCACTGCGGTAAACGCAGGGTCTGCATCAGAAGCAGCACAACAGGCTGGACTTGATTGGACAGTTGAACTATCTAGTATGTTTACTGAACGCAAGACAGTTGTATCACCATATGAAACTCTAACTCAGAAGTTAGATATTCCTCGCCGTCAAGCAGTAGTTAAGCGTACTGAAAATGGAGAGTCAGTCATAGGTGTAGTCGGTGACAAGTACAAGATCGTACAAAACATGGAAGTATTCTCTGCATTAGATACGCTTGTTGATTCAGGTGATGCACGGTATACAGCAGCAGGTGAATACAATGGTGGCTCTAACATCTGGATGGTAATGGAATTACCAGCGGGTGTACAGGTAGCCAATGACCCACACGCTGCATTCCTATTAGTGCAGTCATCACATGACGGTTCATGCGCAGTGCGCATCCGTCCTATTATCGAACGCTTGTTCTGCTCTAATCAGATCAACCGTATCATTAAAGGTAAAAATACAAATGCCTTTACTTATGTTATGAAACATACTACTAACTCTAAGTTATCAGTATCTGACATTCGTAACATCACACAACTAACTTACAGTTCTATTGCTGAGTACGAAGCAGTAGCAAGTAACCTATTAGAACGTAAGGTTAATGAGCGTGATGTTAAGAACATCTTCAAGTCTGTATGGGCATTGCCAACTACAGTTGAAGAAACACCTGAGCACCTACTGTCACAAGGCGAGAAGCGCCAACGCACTATAGCATTGGCTGGTCGTGATTCCGCATGGAATATATATAGCCAGTCACAGACACAAGAGAACATCAGAGGTACAGCCTTTGGTGTATGGCAGGCAGTGATCGAACACGCTGACCATTACGCTTCTGGTGGCTCGGAACGGCGTGCCGTTGCCACCATCAGTGGACGCAATGATCGTGTCAAAGACAAAGCGCTAACGCTTGCGTTTACAATGTAGGTTGACGTCTGTCTAACCAGCGTAACTGACATAGTTGGCTCGCAATGATACACGAGTAAGAGTGCCGTAGTCGGTACCGCCAACAACATCTGAGCACATGTATAAACTGCTCATTAAACAACGAGAGGAAATTATGAATACAATTAATGTAGTAATGAACGGCAACACTGTAACTTATACTGAAATAGAAGTGGTAAACTTTATTGCAGACAATGTACGGATGAATGAAACCATCACTGAAGATATAGAAGGTTGGAATAAAGTACATGCAACTAAGCGTAAAGTACGTGACTTCTTCAGTGAAGGTGAATGGGATGGTGAGACATTCATTGCAACAAGAAACGAGATCAATGACTTACTCGAATCAATTGAATGCGACAAACTCCGAAGAGACTATAAAGCAACTGTTACAATCACTGCTTATGTTACAGGATTCACAGCAGAAGATGATGATGAAGCAACAGAATGTATAGCAGATGAGATTGATGTAAGCATATCTGGTGGTACTATAAGTGTAGATAAAATTGAAGTAGATGATGTAGAGGAAGATGAGTAGCGCATACGTACCATACAATGGCACGGCAGGTTGGTCAGGTACTAACACCAGTAAAGAAAGAGCAATGCATAACGTGCGTACTGGTAAAGAATATAACAACCAACAAAAAGCGTTATACATATTAAAGAAAGCAGAGAAGCACGGCTTAACTTGGAAAGAGTTAAGCGATTTGCTTGGCATACACCACGGCACGGCAAGTGGCGTGTTGTCAGTGCTACATAAATCAGGTGCTATACTACGTACTACCCGTATCCGTAACGGGTGTAAGGTGTACATGGATATAATGTTTACCGATAAGATAGAACATGAAGTGTACGTACAGAAAGTAAAACCATGCCCACATTGCGGGCTAGATACAAACACATAATCGCTAGAGGCAGGTGGGTTTCGGCTCTCTCCTTGTCCCATCTGCCCTAGTCTAACAAGGAGATACATGTCAGAACTAATTATACCTAGAGATAGATACGGTAGACCAATGGTTGTGCCACCTAAAGGTGGTAAACCTGTACCGTACACACGCACAACTACAGTTGCAGGTAGCCTAGATGACGGCACTGCATTAGTAGCATGGAAGTTACGCATGGCTGCAACAGGATTAACACTGCGCCCCGATCTATTACTGGCTGCATCAGCAGTAAGAGAAAACAAATTAGAGATGGACAAGTTAGTTGAAGATGCAATGCAAGCAGCAGGTGCTACATCAGCAGCAACAATTGGTACTGCATTACATACACTGACTGAGAAGTTAGATAGAGGTGAAGACCTTGGTGTCATACCAGATGATTATGTTGCAGACATACAAGCATACGCTGATGCAACTAAAGACTTTACTAACGTAAACATAGAACAGTTCTGCGTGTTAGATAAGTTTAAAATTGCAGGTACACCTGATCGTATAGTTGAATACAAAGGAGAGAAATTTATCTCTGATCTAAAGACTGGTAGTATTTCCTACCCCAATAAGATTGCTATGCAGTTAGCAGTGTATGCCCACGGCTTGCCGTATGATCCTGCTACGGCAACCCGCGGTAGTTGGGGAGACATCAACACAGAGAGAGGTATCATTGTGCATATGCCAGCGGGCAGTGGTAAATGCACATTACATTTCGTTGATTTAGTCCATGGCTGGAAGGGTATACAGTTAGCAATGAAAGTAAGAACGCATAGAGATAAGAAAAACATATCCACCCCTATCAAGGAGACAGCATGACACATAGCGAAGCACCAATCAGCATCAACCTCAAGACAACAGGAGGTACGCAAATAACTTTGCGTGCATCCACACCTGATGAGTTCACTGCACTCACATCTAACATCTTTCAGATTGCAGAAGCAGTGGATGAAGTCGAAAAAGCAGTGCGTGGTACTGCTTTTAGCGTACCTACACCAACAGCAACATCTGTTGCACCAGCAGTAGGCTATGCAGCGCAAGCACTAGGCGGTACAGTTGTTGCTGAATCATGGGCAACTGCTGCACCTATAGCACCACCAGTTGCAAGCACAGCAGGTTCACGCATGTGTCCACACGGTAGCATGACACGTATCTATGGTATGACTGGTAAGTTTGGTCCATACAAAGGTTACTTCTGTTCTGCTAAACAAGGAGACCCAAGTAAATGTACAACACAATACGTCAAGGCAGGCTCAGCAGAATTCGCTACATTCGTAGCCGATCAAACAAAAGCATAAATGAAAACTCTACGCCGTAGTGTAGGCAAAGCAGAAGTAGGTGGCGAACCATTGCCACCACCTTTCCAAGCCTTCCAACGAGAAGGTATTATTCTTAGGCGTGCAGAGGTAACTGTAATTGCTGGCACCCCTGGTGCTGGTAAGTCAAGTATTGCATTACATATCGCAGCAAGACTAAAACAACCGACACTATATTTTTCTGCCGATACTAATGCACATACAATGGCTATGCGTTTGCTTGCACTCCGAGCAAAAATACCCCAAGCACAAGCCGAACATATGTTGAAGACACAGCCAGACACAGCCGAAGCATTGCTTCGTGAGTATGGAAATATGTACTGGTCATTTGAACCTAGCCCTACACTCAGAGATTTAGATGAAGAAGTATCTGCATTTGAAACTATGTGGGGTAGAAGTCCAACACTTATAGTAATAGATAACCTAATGGACATAGCAATAGACGGACACGAAGAGTTCGCAGGTATGCGTGCAGTTATGAAAGAGTTGAAGTATCTTGCACGTGATACTAACGCAGCCGTACTTGTGCTACATCATACACAAGAGAGTGCACTAGGTTATCCATGTCAGCCACGATCAGCCTTACAGGGAAAAGTAGCACAAATACCAGCAATGGTATTAACTGTAGGTCAAATGATGCAGGGGCAGGATGCATACTTATGCATAGCCCCAGTTAAGAATCGCTATGGTAAAGCAGACCCAACAGGTAACACATACATATCGCTGGTCTTTGAACCTGCTTCTATGTATCTTGAAGATGTGTTCCAAGACTACCGACAGGATGCAATAGGATGAGTAGCGCAGCCAAAGCCAAAGGCTCAGGAGCAGAGCGAGATGTAGTTAAGTACCTTAAGCAATGGTTTCCATACGTAGATAGGCGATTGGCTGGTGCTACATTAGATAAAGGTGACATCTCAGGTATACCTGGATGTACTATTGAAATAAAAAACCACGCTAAGATGAACTTAGCAGGGTGGACAGAAGAGTTGATAGTCGAGATGGCTAACGACAAGGCGTGGACAGGCGTAGTGTGGCACAAGCGCAAAGGGAAGGGGAACCCAAGCGATTGGTATTGCACTATGCCTGCACATGTATGGGTAGATCTACTAAGGAGAGCACTTGGAGAAGCCAAGCATTGAAGAGTATCTTTACTACATAGGTGCAGAAATACCAGCAAAAGGTAACGGCTGGCGTAAGATGAAGTGTTGCTTTCATATAGATTCACACGCATCAGCAGCAATAAATTTTGACAAAAACGCCTTTGTCTGCCACGGATGTGGTGTCAAAGGCGATACTTATTCCCTAATAATGTACAAGGAAGGTGTTAATTTCCATGAGGCTAAACAATTCGCAGAGACAGTTCTTACTGCAGGCAACTACTCGGTACAGCAGAGCGATAGCAAGCGCGACAGACTATCTATCAAGCCGTCATCTCTCGGTAGAAGAGGCAAAAGTATTTCACTTGGGAGTGGTAGAAGACCCACTTCCAGGGCATGAGCCATACAAAGGTAGGCTCGCTATTCCTTATATCACGCCGTCAGGCGTGGTTGATATTAGATTCCGTGATCTAACAGGCACACATGATGCTAAGTATATGGGTCTAGTTGGTGCTGAAACTACCATGTTTAATACTCAAGCCTTGTTTACCGCAGACAAATACATATGTGTAACCGAAGGTGAGTTTGATTGTATTATGATGTCAGTTAAAACTGCACATCCAACAGTAGGTATTCCTGGTGCTAACAATTGGAAGAAACATTATGGTAAGTTGTTAGATGATTTCGATACAGTCATAGTCCTAGCAGACGGTGACGCACCTGGATTAGAGTTTGGCAAGAAGATCGCACGTGAGTTAGGCAATGTAAACATCATCAGTATGCCTGATGGTGAAGATGTAAACAGCATGATAATCAAGAACGGAAGTGACTGGATAAATGGAAGAATCAACGAATGCATTGCCAATGGATGACAGTTTTTGGAAACATGTAGAAAAACTACAGTACTCAATATGTATACCCGTGTCAGATACACGGAGTATGGATGTTATGCAGGTACTCTATGACATATATGAATGCATAAATGAAGATCCCAAAGAAGCAAGAAGTCTAGTTATATCTATGGCTGCAATTTTAATTGCATCTCATGATGGTAATGCCGATCAAATGTGGGAAGAACTTGTAGTAGATAAAGCCAAACAAGACATGGACAAAGTACTTAAGGAAATATTAAATGAAAAATCTTGAAGACGCTAAAGCAATTACAATAGAATTACTTACAATCCTTTACAGAAAGCATGAGGATTATGGTCCAATGAACATAGCAGGAGCACCAGGTGGTGCTATGAATGGACTACGTGTACGTATGTATGACAAGTTAGCACGGCTCAACAACCTTATAGATACAGGCGACACGCCGAACTACGAAAGTATCGAAGATACACTCATAGACATGGCTAACTATGCAATCATAGGACTACTTGTTCAGCGCAATCAGTGGGCTGGCATTCCAAATGGAGACACAAATGAAACGAGTAGTCGTTCTCAGTGACTTACAGATACCATATCAAGACAATAAAGCAGTAGATGCAACCTTAGATTTCATTGCCGAGTACAAACCAGACGAACTCTGGTGTGTAGGTGATGAATTAGATGCACCCGAACCAAGCCGTTGGAATAAAGGCATGGCTGGTGAATATGCAGGTACACTACAGCAAGGCATTGACAGTACAAACGAAATCATGAGTGAGTACCGCAAAGCATTAGGTAAAAACAAACCATTTTATATTCAACGTTCTAATCATACTGATCGTATTGATACTTACATACGTAAGTATGCACCAGCATTTAGTAGTTTAAAATCTTTAGAGATTGAAGAACTACTTGGCTATGAAAAGTTAGGTATCAATTACTTACACCGTATGCATGAGTTACTGCCTGGTTGGGTAATGGCACACGGTGATGAAGGTGCACTCAATCGTGCGCCTGGGGCTACTGCTTTAAACTTAGGTAAACGATTAGGTAAGTCGGTAGTATGTGGACACACGCACCGCGTAGGTCTGCAACATGAAACATCAGGGTTCTATGGTAAAACTAATACCATATGGGGATTAGAAGTGGGGCATATGATGGATATAAAACAGGCTACATACCTAACATCAGGCAGTGCCAACTGGCATCAAGGCATTGGCATCTTAGTAGAACATAACAACAAGGTAACACCTTACGCAGTACCGATCATCAACGGGCAGGTAATGCTGCCTTGATTGATTACATTACAGATTATAACGACATGGTTCAGCAGTTAGCATCCGAGTACTATAACAAGTACAACATGTTGGAGAAGTATGACATTGCACAAGAACTATGGGTCTGGTTCGTAGCACACCCACGTAAACTAAAAGAATGGTACGAGTTAGAGAACAAAGATAAAGATAAACTCATTGCTAAATCACTACGTAATGCAGCACTTAAGTATTGTGAACGAGAGAAAGCAAGAAAGATTGGATACGATTCGTCCGATTTATACTATTATGATGGCTCAGTTGTAGAGGCTTTCTTGACTTCTATCATTAGTGAAACCTATACAATACCTCAGAGTATCCAAGATCTTAACTCTAAGTTTAACGGTGGAGAAATTTCTGACGGTAACAACTGGCTTGCATTGCGCTCAGATATAGCATCAGCCTACTACAGATTGTCAGATGCAAAACAAAACATATTACGTTTACGTTTTAGCATAGACTCACCTGACTGGGCTACCCTATCTAAAGATATGGATAGCACACCAGATGGTGCGCGTATGAAAGTGCAGCGAGCAATCAATTCTTTAATCAAAAATCTAGGTGGGTGGAAACCATACCCAGACCGAGATCAAGTTGAAACAGAAACCAGTGAATGACCTTAGAGGCATACCAGCATTTGCCTGTATATGTGGTTGTTTAATGTTTGAGATAACAGTAATGTGGGATGAAGAAACAAGAGAGGTTGGTTGGTATGATCTATCACAAAAGTGTAAAGAGTGCGGTACAATTACAACTGCACCTACACCTATGGATTGGGAAGACTGCGATTAAAGTCGTAGCCAAAGGAGATAAGTAATGACTACCGAAAACAATTGGGATAAATACCGTCCATTTAATGAAGATGAACTTCTTCAACAAATCGGTAAAGGAAATATCTTTGCAATATCG